TAAAAAAATATCAGAATTTATAATTATGATATTTGCTACCGAAACTTCGGTAGCAAATATTATGATAAATGATTAAGTTCTTCAAATACTATATTTTCAGAAAATTTAAATTATTAATATTTATCATATTTTATTAATAATTTTTATAATATAATTTTATATATTTTTCATCAGTATATAATTTAAAAATAATTCTATAAAATTTATATCAGTTTTATTGATATAAATTCTTGCTCTTGCTACCGCAAGAGCAAGAATCTTGATGAATAATATTAAAACCATATTTTTGGTTCTTTTTTTATGAATAAGTTTTTTTTTGAAAAATGTTGAAATATTATAAAATCAGTAAATGATTTATAATAAAATTTTTTAATTGCTGTAAGCACTCTTTATCTTTTAAGTTTCCCTAAAAGGAGGACTGTATCTTAAGCCATTTCCGGTTGCTTAAACCATCATTAATGACCCATGCCCGTTCAGTCTCTGATGCCCTATCATAGGCTAGCGTAGCGCCCTTAGATAGTAGACATGCGGGTTGCCCAATCCTTTTCATTATTACCGTACCTAAGTTCATTACTCTTAGCCAGATTAAGTTTTCACATAAATCCTTGGTAGAAAAGGCTGTAAGGGGTTTCCCGAACAACAAGGTATGTTGCAGATATATAATAATATATCCACTAGCAGTTAGTCATGCAATTATAAATTGCAGTGAGGACGTAAATGGTTTTCTATAGCATGAACTCACGATACTATAGCATACTGCTTTTAGGCCCTGGATTACAAACATTAAGAAAAATGTAACTAAGTTAAGGCCACCCATGCCGCTCATCACGCGAAGAACATTGTAGTTAGTCGCGTACACACGGATTTTGGAAGAAATAGAGGTCTTTGGAGTAACCTGGAGCTGAAGAGTAGCATTGTCAATACGAGAGAAGTTGCACGTGCCGCTCGGTTGGTGCTGTTCAGGTTGTAAAGCAAAGGAATACACATTGATACCAGTGGCGGGGATGTTGGTGTGGCACTGGTAGGGCTGGACAAGGTTAAAGTAAGATCCAAGACGCTCGGAGAAACGATCGTGACCGTTGAGCTGAAGCTTGGCACGAACGACGGGGTTACGACCGGCGCGCTGGGGAGCAAGACCGGCGTGGTCAGCACCACCGGCAGCCTCGTTGTAATCGGAGAAGTTGACGGGGGCGTTGTTGTTGGTTCCTGCACCACCACCCTGGGGAAGCTGGGAAACACCAACCTCGGGTGTAGTCTGCCAAGCCTCACCCTGAGGACCGTAGATCTTGTCTACGAGCTGGGCAGGGAAGCTGACAGCGGAATAACCGGACTCAACGTTGGTACGAAGAGCGGCATAGGGGTCAAGGAGACCGTTGGACTGAATCTTGCCGTGAGTATCGTTGTCGAAGTCATCAGTGTAGTTATTCCACTGGTTCATTCCGAGCTGGATAACGGAGTCACGCTGAATGACCCAGATGAGTTCCTTAACGGGGTGGTTAAAGTTCAATTTGACCTTAATATTCTGAGAAGTTATCGACTCATCGCCCGTGAATTGGAGTTGCTCAATAAGATACTCATGAGAGACTTGCGCGAAACGCCTTCTTTCATCAGTATCAAGGTAGATGTAATCTACATAAAGAGAAGCAGCCTCAAGAGAGGGGACGCAAAAGAGGGAATCAGACTTGGAGTCGATGTTGATTCCGCAGTTTCCGAGGGAATCGGCAGTGACGTAGCACTCGTTCTTCTGGCGGAACTCAAGAATGACTTTGACCTCGTGGTATTGCACCTTAAATACCCCACCTTTCGGTGTATTTACATACAGAAGCCGAGGTTTAATACCTCTGTATGTTTTCGGGAGTGGACTATATCTTAAGCTTTTTATAAATAAAAAACCCATTACCATTTAGTCTCTGAACCTTTCCCATAGTTTTACAAACCTTAGGGACTTGGCTGCTGATTGCCCATTTCAGAAAAATCCGAAGATCTTTTCTCATTCGATTGCACTTTTACCATACCTGAGTTTTTTCTCAGCCAGGAAAAATTTTCATTTATCCTTTGGTAGCATATCGACTTTAGGGGTTTCCAGCAATTTGGAAATGTCGCACGAATTATCGCACTAACACCTGCGGTAGTTTTATGTTAGAACCGCTAACCTATTTTCCCTTTCTTTATTCTAAATTTCAGAAAGGAGTGGTGTTTTTCAGCCCAGCATTTTAGGCAATCAGAGGAAGAGACAGACCGGGGTTCCTGCAGAACCAGAACTGAAAGGGAACATAGAGAGTAGTTGCCTCAGCCTTCTCGAGGGCAGTACCAGTAAGAGCGAAGGTATTGCCAACCATATTATCATAACCTATCTGGTGTCCGGGCTCTTGGGTAAGCTCGTTCCAGATGTTCAGCCAATCACCGTAATGTTTGTCGCATAGATGATTGAAAATTATACCTTTGGTTTCCCAAAGGATTAGACTATATCTTAAGCCTTTTATAAATAAAAGACCCATTACCATTTAGTCGTTGAACCTTCCCCATTTTCTATTATTAGAAGTTAGGGGCTTGGCTGCGGATTGCCCATTTCAGAAGATTTTTAAAATTTTCTTCATCCGTGGAATTTTTACCATACCGGAGTTCTACTCTCCGCCACATACTACTTTCGAGGTATGCTTGGTATCCTGGAACGGTTTTAGGGGGTTCCCGCAATTTGGCAATGTTGCACAGTTGTTACCAACTATACTAACGTGTGTAAATCCTTTTTTTTGGCAGTGGTCTATTGCCAGGAAGACGATTACTAAAGGGTTTTTTGTTTAGGATTCTTCGTCTTAGAACCTAAACCCTCGCGTTTTTCAGCACCGACAGTTAATGCGCTGACCACCGATCTCGATTTCAACATTGCGAATCACAATGTGTCCAATGTAGTTGACCCAACGAAAGCAGAAAGATTTATCAGCGGTAGTAGCGGTTGGGCACTCAACAAGAGGAAGAGTAACCTGAAGATAAACACGGTTAATAAGATCACCATTACGAGAAATGGTGCAAGTAACACGTTTGCCGAAGTCAGCAGTTCCGTTAAAGGTTTGCTCAATGGATTCAATAGAGAAGTTGGTGTGACGGCGGTAAACGACCTTAAAGAAAGTGATTTGGGGGTTTCCAGTTAAGTAGACATCCTGGGCGCCATAGGCGACGAGTTGCATAAGTCCTCCAGACATTTATATTCTTAACAAAGAAAAAAATTTTTTCAGAAACGCATTTAATTTCTGAAAAAATAAATAACTCTAAAGCTTCAATTATATAATAGAAAAAAATATTGTTATAATTAGCTAGTTTAACTAATATTTTTACAATATAAAAATTTAAATTATTGTCTACTCACTCTTTTCTATGCTCTCTTTTCGCACCAATTTTTTAATGTATTCATTTTGCTCCGTTTCGCCAAATTTCATATATTTCCTTATTTTTGCCTCATTTTTAATAATTTTCAAAAAAACGCGGAAATAATCTCCTAATATTTTTATTAATACTTCATTCCAATATGTATCATCTTTATCTACATTGTTTATCTTCATTGTCCCCCCACTATTCTGCAAAAACTCCACTAATTCTGCTTTAGGCAATCCATATACATGTAAATATGTTTGCACTTGTAGCCACTCATATTCCCGGACTTCATCGAATAATTTATAAATTCTATTTTTAATCTCAATCACGGTTCCATCCATCTTCATCCCATCCAATTTACTAATGACCCACAATTCCACACCATCTATTATAAGAATTTTCTTGCTGCGTTGATCTATTTTTGTAATTATTTCTAATTTGTATTTCTCTCTATAGAAATCCAATGCATTAACTTCTCGAATTGTCCCAAATTTTTTATTAGTGTATCCTTCCACTATTTTGCGAACATCTTTTTTATCTTCTTCTGGAAGAGTGCTTGAATTTTCCAATGATTTTATTAAAACTTCGCGGTCTTTCTGCATCATTTCGGGGGATTTATTATTATTACAAATTGTATCTATTTCAACTAATAGCTTTTTATTCTCTATTTTCTCTCCAATCTTCTGTATCTTTTCACTATCTCCAAACGTTTTTCCAACTTTATAGTATTTTTCATAAAGATAATTAAAAATCCTGCTTGCTGGAATATGTGGATTTTTGCCAATAAATGCGGCAAGATTGCTACTATATAAAAATATTTTTTGGCTCATTTTGTTTTGTATATTATCCATATTATTTTATATTTAAGTTCTCAATCTCTAAATTCGATTCAATAAATTTTTTCAAATAGTCGTCTAGGAATACTTCCTTTGTATAATTCGCTTTTTCCAGAGATTTCTTGAATTCAAATTTTCCCTCTGCCAACATTTTCACACTCCAACCCGTTTTTAATGCATTGTATATAAATATCATTTTCTGCAATTCCAAGGCATTCATTTATTAAAAATAACTTAAAAAAAAGTAAATATAAACTAATATGTTTAAACAAAAAAATAAGAAAATCATTCAATGTAATTCCCGGATCACTCTAGATGCTAAACATAATGAAATTATTAAAAATTTCAAGGAAGAACAAAAAAATATAAAAAAATATTATCTTGAGCTAAAATTGGAAGAGGAGAAATTGGACAAAATACAAAAAAATGACAGTATTGCATTAAATCCAGAAGATTTAACTGCTATTTTCTCAATTCAAAACAATATCGATGAGCTAAAAGAAAAAATAAAGAATATAGAATTGCAATCTAAAGAGACCGACTACTTTATCAAAACTGGGAATATTCTTTATGAATACTACAATGAAATGGATGATGTTGCAAAACAAGAAGATGACTCACCACCTCCGAAAAAAAAGGAGAAGAAGGATAAAAAGAAAGTTGCAGTTGTAGAGAATGAGCCCAAGATTGGAGCTTTTTTTGGGATTCCCTCTAAGCAGGATGATGTTGAAGAGAATAATGAAGGAAAAAGAGTTCTGAAAATGAATGATTTTGTGCAAATGGGTACTAATATTGACAGAGCCTCTAAATTAGATGCTTATCTCTCTAAAATAGATAAATCATATGGTATTCGCGGAAAAGTTCATAATAAAATCGACTTTTGCAAGAAATGCAAAGTGACTTACAACAAAGATTATGAGCTTATTGTGAATCATATAGAAGGATTTATGAGTTGTCTAAAATGTGGTCATATGGAATATGTCATTATTGAATCTGATAAGCCCAATTATAAAGATCCTCCTCCTGAAGCGACTTATTTTGCATATAAACGCACCAATCATTTGAATGAAATTCTAAATCAAATTCAAGCCAAGGAATCCACTGATATACCGGATGAGGTTTTGGATGCGGTTCGCGAAGAGATCCGGAAAGAGCGTATCAAAGATTTGACGGAATTGACAAATAAAAAAATCAGGTATTATTTGCGAAAGCTTAATTTGAATAAATATTATGAGCATATAGCACATATTATTAATAGATTAAACGGATTACCGCCGCCAATTATAACGAAGGATATAGAGGATAAAATCCGAATTATGTTTTCGGCGGTGAATAGTGCATGGGGTGAAATTCCTAAGAAACCAAAGAAGAACTTTTTGAATTACAATTATGTTCTATACAAATTTGTGGAATTATTGGACAGAGATGAATATAAAGTTTTGTTTCCATTATTGAAGAGTCGGGACAAGATTGTTTCACATGATGTAGTTTGGAAGGAAATTTGCGAGAAATTGGGCTGGGAGTTTTTGCGGACCATTTAGGGGGGAAGCGAGCTTCCCCCCTTACCCCCCATGCTATTGCAGTCCCCAATGCTTATTCAGAAAATTGCCAATATTGGCAATTATTGGGAATTTGTATGTAATAAAAATTCCCCGAATAATCGCCGCATTATAGCAAAATTAATTATTTAATAAATTTTTATAAATCTGAAAAGAAGATATGGTGTTATTTTTCCTGAAAGTCATTTTTATTTATTTCTCATCTTTTTTTTCGATTGATGTAATTATTTTTAGTGATTCAATAATATAATCTTTATATTGATTTATATATTCTTCAATAAGAATTATATAATTACAAAACTTTTTTGCTTTTTTATTATTCAGTATTGTACATAATTTTTTAAATGATAAAATTTTAAGTAATATAATTTCTTTTGTTCTACCTCTTCCTTTAATTATTTTTTTATTTGTTAATTCATAATCAATATTTTTTGAA